TTTTTAACTATTTATGTAAAGGCATAAAAAAGACCCCCGTGAAGGGGGTCTGAAAGGACAGGTTGGACAACCTGAACCACAACAACCGTTGCGGGTAGAACTCACATTAAGTTCTTTACAGCAACACGTCTGTAGTAACGGTTGGAGTTGACACGCAGTCTACCAAGACCCTGAGTAGTGCCTTCAGCGAATGGGTTAGCAACAATACCATAACGGGTCTTGAAGCCAATCTTGGGCTGGAAGGAGTTCTCTCCAACGGCACGAACCATCTGGAGGGGAACATATGGGCAATAGAACAGACCAGCGTCATAAGGTGAAGAACCCTTATAACCAACAACGTAGTACTGGTTACCAGCACCAGCGTTACCTGAGGTCAGGTTAGCTGCATATGGGTCAATATAGACCTTGAACTTACCATTGATAGTACCAGCGAAGGTGTTGCCGGTGTCATCAACGTTCAGGTTAGCGTTCAGAGCTGGGGTGTAATCGAGGATACCAGCCATGGTGAGTGCGGAAGCAACGTCTGCAGAACACAGAATCATGTTGCCCTTTCCTCTACGAGTGCGTTGTGCAATCGCGTTGGCGTCTCTTTCGATTTGGAACAGGAGACCCTTGAACTTCTCAACCGACCAACGACCGTTGGAGTCGATGTCCAGGTCAAATACACCAGCAGTAGCAGTGTTAGAAACAGCACCTTGCTCAGCAACCTTATAGATGGTTCTGATGACTTCTCTGTTGATCTCAGCGAGGATCTCAGTAGAGAGGATGTTAGCAAGTTCTGCTTCAGCGTTCAGACCGTGGATAGCCTTGAGGTCTTGGGCGAGTTCCAGTGAGTACTCAGCCTTCAGAGCTCTTGACTTAGCGGTAACGGTGACTTTCTCGATCGAGAAGGCCATCTGGTTGAATGCATTAGCACCTGTACCATCCAGGTTCTCAGCATCACCAGTCTGCATACCCTGACCGACATTATAGCCGAGGGAGTTAGCAGTACCGACAGGGTTCAGAACAGAAGGGTTAGTACCAGACTGTGAGGTTGTACCCAGACCAGCGTTAACGTCGGAGAAACCACCAGTCAGATCGAAACCAGCATCCTGACCAGAGAATGCAGTATCAGCTTCGTTGAACAGTGCTTCGGATCCCGCCTGATCTTCATAACGGGAACGCATTGCGAAGATCAGTCCAGTAGGACCACTCATTGGTTGAACACCAGCCAGGTCATAAGCGACCAGGTTAGGCATCGAACGACGGATCAGAGAGATCAGTACGGGGTCGAAACCTGCAACTGGACCAGCTGGGGTTGCGGCACCACTAAAACCAGCAGGATTGGATCCAGCAGAGTTAGTGGGGGATTCCATCAGGTTGATACCTGATGAGAATGCTTGCTCCTCACGGAGGAATTTTTCTTGGTTCTCGAGCAGGACAGCGGTGACAGCTCTTCTATGGTTGTCCTTGATTGGATCAAGACCCTCATAGTCGAGAAGTGGACTCCACTTTTCCTGCAGATGCTCGGATTGGAACATTTGCTTTTACCTATAAAGTTAATTGTTTGTTTGAATGAATGTTAAATTCACTTTTTGAATGCACCCAGTGTTCTGAGATAAGCGTCCATACTGGCTGCAGTAGGGGCTGGTGTTGAATCAACACCCTCAGACAAGGTTTGTGGTGCTTCTGATTTTGCTGTAGTAGTTCTGGAGAAGTATGACTCCTTCAGAGTCTCCAGCTTTTCACGATATTCTTCCTCACTTTCAAACTCAACACTTTCGGCAAGTGAAGCGAGCTTCTCTTTCTGAGTTGATGCAAGACCCTCTGAAACGGAATCAAGGATTCCATCGGCTACTGACTCTGCCAGACGCTGATTCAGGGAGATGTTCTTATCAATCTGCTCGTTGAGTTTTGTCTCCATATCATCAAGTTTTTCTACCATGCTCTCAAGCACATCATATTTATCTTCAGGAATAGTTACATAATGTTCTTCAAAAAGTCCCTTCATACCAGACAGGAAGGACTCAGTCATTTCAGTCTTGAGACCATGCTCGATGGCGAGTTGGTTCTCAGTCATCCATTCTTGAGCAACGTACTCAAGATAGGAATCAACACGCTCTTGAAGTTCACCCTTGAGTGATTGGGCTTCTTCAGCCAACTTCTCAGCGTATTGGGTCTCCAGGGTTTCCTGGATTTCTCTTACCTTGGAGGAAAGAGCGGCTTCAAAGATGGTCTTAGCCTTTTCTCTGAATTCTTCGGAGAGTTCTTCACCACCGAGGAGAGCATTAACATCTTCTTCGATGTCATACTCTTCGGTTTCTGCAACGACCTCTTCGGAAGTTTCGATTTGGTCCTCTTCAAGAACCTCCTCTTCTGTTGCTACTTCTTCTTTGGCCATTTTCTTCATTGGATCTGCTGGTTTTGCGCCTTTATTGACTACGTCCTTGACAGTTGCGATCTGAGGCTCTTTGAGCTTTGCAGAATCGTTGTCAGGCTTGTAGTTCTCGGGGGTAGGACCACCAAGATCTTCGTATGAACCAGATAATCCTTCGCCAGGATTTGAGAGTTGCTGCATTGGGTCGGCGGCTTTGGCGTTCGCATTCACAGCAGTTTTGGATTGCTCCATTTCTTGTAGATCTCCACGAGACATTTGAACTTTCTCCGATTAACCTTATTTAATCTATATTTATTTATAAATTGTTATTTTTATCACAGATTGTTTAAGAAGTCATTGAAAAGATCAAGTTTCTTTTCATCTAACTGCTTTTGACTAACCAGTGTATTGATGGTTTGATAAGTCTTTGCGACTTGGGCTTCTCTAAGAATTCCACCATCCCAAACCCAATCCTTACCTTCCATAATACCTTCAACGAAAGCATCAGGTGCAGAAGGATCGGCAACAATATCGGCAGCAGTTGATAACATAAAGTCATCACTGACAATATTGATACCTTCTCTTGTTTGCTTGAGTGAACCAATTCCTCTGGAAGAAACACCAAGTTTCACACCTTCGGAAATCAATGACTCAGCAATCTTACCCATAGGGGTAGAAAGGATTTTTGCTTTACCAATGAAATTGTTTCCATTCTCTCTGAGAGAAACAATTTTATGTGACACTCTGTCGAGATTAACGGTAGGACCGTCAGGATGACCAAGTTCACCAAGAGCACGACCAGAATTGATATGTGCTTCAGTGTATCTCTGGACTTCTTTTCTCAGAGTCTCCATAGGATACATACGACCATTTCTATTCTTGAGATCTCCCTGAAGGAAGATACCCTCAATGAACATAGATTTTTTACCGTTTTTTTCTTCAACGATAAAGTCTACTGATTCGATTTCTTCTCTAATGAGTTTCATTTGTTTTCTCAGGATACTTGAACTTGTTGTAAAAAGACGGTGCCAGTTCCAGCATTAGTCTTAACGGCAACCTTAAAAGAACCTCTCAACTGGGCCCAGTTGTTTTCATTGTAAACATCAGTTACACTACTTGAATCATGGTTAACCACAATTCTTGTACTATGATATCCATCATATCTTGCTGATGTCTTAACTTCACTTACAATCTTATGTTCAAAATCAAAGGCAGATACACCAGAAACTGTTAATGAAACAGCATCACCGACAACAAATGGTGAAGCAATTCCCTCAGGAAAATCCAAAATTGTTTTAGTTCCTGTTGTAATACCTACAACTCTTTGTGATGTTACTGGTCCAATAGAAATTTCTTCAGTATCAAAAGTTGACACATAGAAATCATCTACAGTTGCGGTTGGATTTGTACCAATAGCAACATGAACTCCTGCACCTTCTGCAACAATTCTGAGTGAATCACTCTGTTGGGCAAACACTACAGATTGTGTAGAAGTTGCACTTGTAGAAAAGGTTGTATTAACACCTACTGGTTTTGTCGCAGACATTATCTTTAATTACAATAGTTGTATAGTAGTTATTTATTATTCTTCTGTTTCTGGTTCAGAATCAAAATCCATATCAGACTCAAATTCAACCTGACCACCATCTTCAGTGTCAAGATTTACATCACCATCAAATATTGATGCTGCAACATTTGGTCTGATTGCTTCAATATTTTCTGCACTCTTTGCAAAAAGAACATCTTTAATACGATCACTGATTTGTGAGGAACTTCCGTCCGTCACCAACAAATCCATAAGTTCATCCATGGTTTAAAGAAATCATTACGTTGTTATTTAGATGACTCCCTGATCACCTAAATCAGGATCTTTAGGAGTAGTGGGTGCTTGAATTGCATTAGTAGGTTCTGTTGATGTTGGTTCTGAAACACCACCTTCCATAGCCATAGGATCTGCCATTGCATTTGGATCAGGAATGACACCATTCTCAATCTCTCTTTCAATGAGTTTATCCTGTTCAAGAATCTCACTATCAGTTTGTTGAAGAATATTTCTTCTGACATAATCTTGAGAGTAGTACTTACCAATGTAAGGTTCAACGGTCTGAAGAAGGTTCATTCTTTCAGTCAGAAGTTCTGCTTCTTTCAGTTCCGCAAAGTGATTATCATATAGGAAGTCATACTGAATATGATCGTTCATATACTCCCAATCTTCAGGAGTA